GAACCCGCAGTTGCTTGGTTGCAACGGCGCCAGGGCCACGCCGCGTTGTTCCAGCGGCAGCATCCAGGCGCCGTCGGAGCCCAGGCGCGACCAACTGCCGCCGCCCAGGGCCAGCAGTATCGCGTCGGGGCGTAGCGTTTTCTCACCTTCCGGACTCGCTATGCGCAAGCGGCCATCGGGGTTCCAGCCGAGCCAGCGATGGCGCGTGTGGATCGCCACGCCGGCATCGCGCAGGCGCTTGAGCCAGGCGCGCAGCAGTGGCGCGGCTTTCATGTCGGTAGGAAATACCCGTCCGGAGCTGCCGACAAAGGTATCGATGCCCAGCCCGTGAATCCATTCGCACAATTGCTCGGCGCCGAATGCCCGCAGCAGCGGGGCAATGTTCGGCGCACGTTCGCCGTAGCGGGAGAGGAAGGCCGGGAAGGCTTCGGAGTGGGTGATGTTCATGCCGCCGACGCCGGCCAGCAGGAATTTGCGGCCCACCGAGGGCATGCCGTCGTACAGGTCGACTTGAAGGCCCGCCTGGCTTAGCACCTCGGCCGCCATTAGGCCGGCGGGGCCGCCGCCGATGATGGCGACGTTTGGGGCGGAAGGCTTGGCGGTCGAGGTCATGATTTGAACTGTGGGGGCTGGGGGAGGCGGGGCATTCTACCAGCACAACTCTTTGTGGGAGCGAGCTTGCTCGCGATAGCGCAGGGTCAGCTACATGAATGTCACTGATACACCGCTATCGCGAGCAAGCTCGCTCCTGATGCGCGGCGCGAAAAATCCGGGCCTTGATGCGCGATAAATGAAAGGTGAACTGTTTTCACATAGTGCAAAAGAATTACACAAAGAAGGCCCTCCGTGGGGCCTTCTCCGTTTCATTCCGATAGTCGCTTGCCCGACACCCCCGGCTCCCATGACGCTAGTTCGGGATCTTGTGGACGCCCTTTACAGTCAATGCCGGCATCGAGCATGGCCAACACCTGAGAGAACAGTCGAAGCCCCATAGGCGCAAGTTCTCTGCGCCATAGTGACTGAGGTGTGTCGCCCGGCCGGATGTGGCACCAGTCCTGGGCAAGTACCGGTCCGGTATCCGCGCCGTCGTCCAACCAATAGGCCGTTCCCCCCGTCACCGGCTCTCGCATGTAGATAGCCCAATGCACGGCGTCCCGTCCTCTATGCCTTGGCAGCAACGATGGGTGGTAACCCAACGCGCCGTGCTTGGCCTTGGCGCGGACCCCGTTATCTATATAGATGTGCGCGTGCGCGGCAAGGATGACGTCACACACCGGTACCTGGTCGGCGTTGAGGAGGCCTCGAACGCCGACAGTCTGAATGCTTTGCTGTTGTGCCGCCGCGTACAATCTATCGTATTCCCCATCGGCGCCGATAGCTGGGCTGATCGCTGCAATCACCTCGTGGCCCTCTGACAGGCAACGCTTGAGCAACTCGGCCGCGAGCCACTTTTGGCCGATGATCACTACTCGCATGCATTTTCTCCGAGGTATCGAAAGCCCTGAACCGCCCGGAAGTGGCCGCCGAAGCCGCTGCCACTCCCTTTATGCCGCCCAAGCCGGCGGTTGCTCTCAACCAGACTTTGGCGGCTTCTGGCGTAGTTGCCGCCAACCAATGACGCCGATACTTGTGTCCAACGTTTGTCCCTTCGAAGCGCCGCGGCGAGGCCCGGGTGGCTGGTATGGAACAGCGTGCGCAATGGCCGACCGTAGCGATTGCTGCCTTCCAGCCACCGCCCGCATAGGGCGTTGAGGAAGCGCATGCCAACCCCAGCGCCTTGCCACTCTGGCATTACTACCAGCCGGCAGGCCCGCGCCTCGATCAGGCCCGGCCGGGTCGAGAATGCGATGTGGACCACCGGCTCGCCGTTGACCCAGCCCACATAGTTGGTGGACGCCACCATCGGGGGCAGCTTCAGATAATGGTGCGGCTCAAACACGGCATAGTCGCGCTGCTTAGCCTCGCGAATCTCAAGTTCAAAGCTAGGTCTTGGCCGAAGCCACCCCCGATGGAATTCGCCTGTACCTGTGTCGTAAACCCAATCGGGCTGCACCCAATCGAGGATGTCGTAATGGCAGGAAAGGAGCACCACTTGCCCGGAGGTACGGCGCCACGCCTTAGCGAATGCAGCGGCGCCAACACGGGCGATCTGCCGGTCTACTACTGAGCTGAATTCATCGACGACAGCCATGCTGGGCGCTTCACAGATCAGCCTTGCCAGATTGGCGCGGAACTGCTCCCCGTTGGATAGCACTGAGAACGGCCGAAGCCATGCCGGCACTGCTCCAAGCCCAACGGCCGAAAGCGCGCCCGTCACGGCGTCGAATGAGCCGGAGGGGTCAATAGCGTCTATAAGCGGCCGGTTTTTTGGCCAGTGGGGGCTGTAGAGCTTGCCAATGGCTTTGCCCAAGGTTGTTTTGCCCGAGCCTGACGGACCGACGATAACGCCTATCTTCCAGGGCTGATGCTCAATCGGAAGCTCGGCCGCGACATCCACGTCGCAACCTGATTCCACATTGAACAGAGATTTGACCCGAGCGGCCCGGTAGCTATCGAAGTCAGAACAGCGGTGGGAAACCTGAATTTTCATACACACACCACCCGGACTTTGTAGCCGAGGGATTTAAGTTGTTGAAATGCGTTTCGCTGCTCTGACTCATTGGGGCAAACCACGATCACGCCAAATTGTGGTTTGTACTTGAACCCGTTACGGCCCGGGGCTTTGCGTTGCTTTTCCATGACAGCCTCGATCATCGGCGCTCGGCGGCGCTTGAGATAAGAGGCTCATGGCCTTCTGATGATTGATAACCCCGCAGCGGGGGCATTTTATTTGTACTTCACTTGGCGGCACTATTTTTGCGAGCAGCCTGTGACAGTGCCCACAACGTATCTCCTGCATCATCTGCAAACCTTTTGCGCTTCTGGTAGGCTCCCCGTCGCTCACGTGAGCGGGAGGGCCTTGGCTGGCTTGCAGGCTAGATCTGCTCGTTGGCGGTCGGCCTGAGTGTTCCCGCACTCAGGCCGACCGCCCTCTCTTGTTACTGATGCTGCTCCGGGATCCAGGCCGGTTGAGCCGGTCGATGTTCCTGGGCCGGAAACTCTGGTGCGGCGGGCCAATCACGCAGCGCCTGCACGTAATCCAACAGCTCCCCAGACTGCTCGACCGTCAACGTGGTCGGCCGCTCCGAGTCGATCTCGTCGCGGTGGCGCTCGCGCAACCAGCGCACGCTTTCAATCTCAGTGTCTCGCCATGCACGTTCAGCCGCCGCCAGTTCCTCGGGGGTGGCCGGCGGCGGGTCGATTAGAATCGGCAACCCTTCGGCGGTGTGGCTGCGTACTTTGCCCGGATCAGGGTTGGCGATGACTTCCACAAAGCGTTCTTCGGTGATCGAAACGGCGTCCCGTGGAATGTCCGCATGAATTTGCTCGATGTATGTGCTGCCTGTAGAGGGACTGTAGAGTCGGCCCATGTGATGCTCCTTAATGGCCTACGGCGAACCAGTCGATGCCGAGGATACCGGGGGCGCCTGTGTGGTTTGAGGCGAACCAGGTGTAGCCCGTTCGGGTGGGGGCGCCGTTTCCGCCACATATCCCCATGAGGGCCGCGGTTGTAGCGCGCCCCGTGCCCACGACGTGCCAGCAGGCGGTGGGAAATGCGAGCGGGAACGTTGTTGCCCCGACGCCCGATGCGTTGGTCTGTGCGTGGCCCCACATGAAGGCGATGCCGAGTAGCCAGGTAGGGAAAACGATGTAGCCATTGGTGGTGAAGCTGTAGGAGAACCCCCACTTCATCGTTTTTGGGGAGACCCATACGGTATCGAGCTCCCCGGCATTTACCTGTGCCTGGGTAGCCTTGCTCTGGGTCACTATCGATTGTGCCGAGGCGTCGGACTGGCTCTTGGTATAGGCATCAGTAATGCCATAGCCGGCCAACGTTGTGGGCTTGCCGCTTGTGATCTTGCTCCAGCTCAGGGTCGGTATATCAGCGGCGGCCAAGGCTGCGCCTGCTGTCACCAGACCTTTCGCGTTGACCGTGACCTTCGTATAGGTCCCGGCGGTCGCTCCGCTGTTTGCCAGGGTCAGTTCGATGGCGGCATTGGCCGAGCCATCGAATGAAGCGCTGCCGGTTCCCGCGCCGGTAATAGATAGAGTTCTGGCCGTGGCAAGCCGAACGGCTTTGCCCACGTTGGTCACGCCGTCGACGATTTTATCAATCTGATCCTTGAGCCATCTCGTGCGGTTCGCCAGCTGTTTGCCCTGCAAGTTATCAATGCCGTCGGGCCCGCCCAACACCGGATCAGATGTTTCAAGCTGATAGATACCGGCCGCCCATTCATTCTGTTCGGGTAGATCCGCCATTAGCTACTCCCACGGTTGTATTGCCCGTCGCGCCGGGCAAAACCGTTGTGACGGATGGCCACCGACGAGTAGTCGAGCGCTATCAGCCGGCAACGTGCAGGGGCGACAGAAAGTAAAAGGCGACGCAAAAGCGCGGCCTGGTCATTGGTGATGGCGCGCCGCAGACGCACGCGGTAAAGGGCCCAAGCCGAGGGGTCGCCATGGACGTGGCTGCCATCCCGGCTGATCGTGCCGTCGCGCACCTGGTTGTTCAGTCCTTCCTGGATCGTCACTTCGCCGAAGCCAAGCAATCGGATGACCTCGCGAATTGCCCAGGGCGTGCCCTTGAAGCGATGTATTTGCGCGGAGTTTTTGATCAGGTTGCGCTTGGCCTCTCTCGACTCGGCCAGCATCCATGCCGCCTCATCGAGGAGGGAAAATTGGTCCGCCAGCACTGGCAGCAATTTGGGTTTTACTAGGTCAATCAAGTACACGAGCATCACGTTGAGATCGACGTCAGCCAAGCTTTCGTCAAGCAGCTCACACAGCCACGCAAAGCGCTCATCACCCGCCAGTGCCGGCGGCAGCGACTGGTCAGCCATAGGCCACCCCGGCATCGATCAGTTCGATTGAGGTGCAATTGGCCCACTCGTTGCCTTGCAGCTCACGCAGTGCCGGCAGTTCCACGTTCGCCCGGTAAACCCCATTCACCTGCAGCAGCGCCGTCAGTTGTTCCGGGACCAGGTCTCGCCCCAGGCCGGCCCGCCGGTCGGCGGCGTAGGCATCGGCGGCGGCCTGCGCGGCTGCCATGACTTCGGCCCGTTGGGCATTGGCGTAAAAGGTAATGAGTGCCTTGATCTGATAAGCGACCTCGGTCGGAGTCAGCGCCTGGACGGTGTCGCACAGGGGGCGGACTTTTTCGCCGCTGACCTGGTTCTTGACCTGCTCCAGCAGCTCACCCGACGGCAGCCCTGCGACGGTCAACGGGAACAGCGCAACGTGCCCGTCCGGTTGCCTTTCGTCCGGGCCGTGGACGGCAACATCAATGATCGACTGATGTACCGCCAGCGCATGGTAGCGATAAGCGGCACGACTGCCGGCATTGCTGAAAGCTTCCGGCGCCAGAATGATTCGCTCGCGGTAGCGGTCGTCCTCTTCATCTTCCACGCCACCAGCCGTGACGGTGATGTTACTGACGGTCAAACCGGCCGCCGGCGAGCTCCCCAACACATTGATTTGGCCCGCCGCCCAACCGTTACCCTGTTCGCCGGCGGTAAGGCACGTCGCGGTGACGGTCACCTGTGTTTGCGCGACCTCGATCACGGCGTCCTGGTCCGGGGTGAAGGTCAGTTTGGCGTCCGGGGTGCTGGCCCGTGTTCCCGCCGCGATCAACAACGGTTCCGTAACGGCCGCGGGCATGTTGAAGCGCAACGTGCAGCGGGCGGGTTGGGCCAACAGCCGGGGCGTGGCGACCAGCTCGCCCAGATAGTCGAGGATAGGGCCGCGGGCAAAGCGCACCAGCAGCTGCTCACCGGCGCTCTGAATACCCATCTGCACCCGGGTGGTGGCATAGGCAATCAGGTCGATGAACAGCCGCTCGACTTGCGCCGGGTACAAGGTCTTGCCCGACTTTTCCTCATAACGGGCGATCAGTTTCGCCTCCAGCGCGGCCGGGTCGATCTTGACGAATTCCGGTTTAGGCAGCTCGCGCATAGGGCACCTCCGTCAACTGGATGACGCCATCGGCCACCCGCCAGCGCACGCGCAGGGTGATGCGCTCGGTATCAATCTGCACACGCACCTGAACCACCGCTACGCGGGGCTCCCAACGGGCGATGGCATCAACGGCCTCGCGCACCAGGTGCGGCGTCACGCGGTGGGTGGGCCAGTCGAGATACAGCTGCAGGTTGCTGCCGAACTCCGGCCGATGCGGGTCGGCGCCTTTGGGCGTGGTCAGGATGATGCCGATAGCCTGGTCGATGTCGCGCAGGCCCTCGACCACCTCGCCGGACGTGCCGAGGGCGGGTTGCCAGTGGGCGGCGGTAATACGGGTATAGGGGATAGGCGTCGTCATGCGCCTATCATGAAAAAGCCGACGGGCGTCGGCTTTTAATCGCGTTTAAAGATGCTCAGGGGTGGCTATGGTTATTTGAGTTGCCGCCCACATCCATGACGGTTCCCGTTGCGTCTATATTGCCCACCACATCGAGGTTGCCGATGATCCTCAAGTTTCCATTGAGGGCAACGTCGGGGATGTTCAGCGTCGCGGAAGGCGCCTTCACCACCACCGGCTCACCGGACTCCACCGTCAGGTTACGGCTGCACTTGAGCGTGACGGCCCCCGCACAGTCCAGGGACATGACGCCGGCCGCCTGGTCATACGTCAGAACGGTGCCGTCCTTGAACCGTACATAGTCGGTGTTTTCGTCCACCACCGGGGGCGGCTCTGCCGTCGAATAAATCCCGCCCAGGAACACGCCGCCGACCCCGTCACTGTCGAGCAGCACCGCCACCTGTTCTTCCAGCTCGGGCAGGATCGGGCGGCTTTGCGCGCCCTGGGTGTTGCGCTGGGGTACGTTGAGCCAAAAGCTTTCCACGCCGTCACGGCCGTCCAGGCGCACGCGAACCCGGCAGCCCTGATAGTCCACGGCGCTCACTTCGCCATATTCCAATTCAACGCCCATTCAGATTGCTCGTCCTCATGCCACGACCTCGTGCTCGATGCCGTAGGTCGACAGCGCCAGGTCAGGGTTATTGTTATCCAGCGTCATGCCAATAGCGGGCGCCGACACACGGCACACCTCGATATCGGCGGTGTAGCCGCCGCTGCGCGTCATACGGTGTTGGGCTGAGAGGATCAGGTAGTTGCCCCCCAGTTTGCCCGCCGCGACCAGGGTCACGATGTTGCCGCTCACCAGCTCAGGCCGCCCCATGGACGTCCAGCCGCCTGTCGTGCGCTCGCGGTTGGCTTTGGCCAGCTCGGCCTTGGCTTTGGCCTTGGACTCTTCAGCCGACGCACTGCGCTGGCGGCTCTTGCGGGTGTCGCCGCTGGTCGTTGTTTTGCTGGCGCTGCTGGGTACCGCAATGGTCTCGCCGTTGATCACCTTGTAGGTGATCAGGCCCTTTTTGACGGGGTCTTTGTGCTTGACCTCCACGGCCTTGGGGATGTCTTTGATCTGGTCACGCAGATGAACATCAGCCAAGTCCTGGAGCACGTGGCTGGCAACCGGCGCGCCCCTGGCTAAGTCACTGATCGCATGAAACACCAGACGGCTGCCGGTGACTTTGAAGGCGTAGTCGTATTCTTCTGCCAGGTTGCGTAGAAACGCCAGGTCAGACTCTTGCTGGGTCAGGCGGTCGAGTTTGATCGGTTCGATGCGCCCCACCAACGCCAGACCCTGCCGGGTCGCGATCTGTTTGGCTACGGCGTCGAGGGTTAGATTTTCATAGGCCCGGTGCTCGGTGGTGCGCAGCGGGCTGTTTATGCCCGTGCCCAGGCTGTGGATGCTGACCTTCGACGGCGGGCAGCGCAATTCCACCTCATCGATCTCAAAACGGCCCAAGGTGCGTAACGGCGAACCTTCCCAGCCGATGGACAGCGTCAACGTGTCGCCGTGGCCGGGGTACCAGGCGTCCCGCCACTTGCCCTCAGTGTCCTCCAATTCGACTTCCAGGCTGTCGGCCTGGCCGGACAGGTAATCGATGTAGGTCAGCGAAAGCAGGTGCAGGCTGATGTTGCGGGTGATATTGCGCTGTTGATAGGTCAGGACAAACCGCGCCTCGGGCACCTGCGCGGGGGTCATCGCATCCATGGCGGTAGATCCTCGGTCAGCGCTTCAGGCTCCAACAAGGGAATCGCCAGGGTCAGCCCGGACGGCAACGCCCCCTTAAGCGGAACGTGGGGGTTCGCCTCGACAATGGGCCAATAGCGGTAAGCGTCGCCGTAGTAGCGCCAGGCCAATTGGTCCCAGCGTTCGCCTTCGGTCGTCACATGGATCATGAACATCAAGCCCTCCGGGTCAACACGTCAGCAGCCAGACCGGCCAGACGTGGCCCGGCTTTGCCCATGAGAGTGGCGGCCTGGTTAAGGGCCTCATGGGACGCGCCGAAGCGGTCGACAATATTGCCGATGTCTACCGGGTCCAGTACGGACCGGGCGCCCATAACGTTGCCCAACACGTCCTCGCCCAGGCGCGACAGGTCCGCGCCGTCCTCGAGCAGTCCCGCTGCGTCCGTCAGACCTTGCAGCGGGTCGATGGCCCGCGCCGTCACGCCGAGCAACTGGGGAACCTGCCCGAGAATGGTTGAGGCGTTGCCGTTCTTGAGGCTTTCATAAAGGTTCTGCCCCGCCCTCAGTACATTGCCGGCGGACTTCGCATGGCCGATGACTTGTTGGGTCACACTGGGGGCCGGCACAAAGCGCGAGATCAACCCGGGCGAGCCAATCGCCGCGGCCGAGGTGCCGTTCAGGGCCGGATCGAGCAGCCCCGAACGCAGGACCTTGCGGGTAAAGGCCCCGGTGTATTCACGCAGGCTGACCTGCACGACGGCGGCCAGGGTTTGCCCGACCGCCGTGGCGCGGCGGATAACATTGCTGACATAAGTGATCACATAGGGCCCCCGGTACTCACCGTTGCCCATGACAAAGGCCAACGGCTCGTGTTTGCTCTTGGCTTGGCGCAAGGCCCGCAGGCGTGATTCGGGGTCGCCCAACAGCGGGTGCAGCTCAATCGTCAGGTTGTACTCGTCCAGGCCTTCGCCGACCCATTCCAACAACGGCTTGCCCTGGATACGTGGATGCTCAACCCAGTCAGCCGTGCCGGTGTACTCCATGCCGCTGATGCCGCCGGCTACGGTGAACTCGATATCACCCAGGATGGCAAACATCAAAAGCCTCCCGTGTTGGGCCCGCCGAAGCTCCTACGCTTCCTGTCGTGCATGAAGCGCTCCATCATCCGCACCCATTCGGTGTAGCTGGCTTGCAGGCCTTGATTGACCTGCTCAACCACGGCGCCCCCGGCCGGCACATTGATGTGCGGCGAGAAATTGAACTCCATTTTTCCGCCGGCAGCGCCGCCGCCCATCATGCCGGCCATGGACACCGCCGCCGGGTTGGGCGGCGCCAGGTCGACCCGCGATTGCGCGGCCATCCCCAGGGCGGCCTGGCGCACCAGGCCCGCTTGGGCGGTGATGCCCAGGGCCGCGCCTTCGCTGATGTGGGCGCCGTAACCGATAAAGACGCGGCTGGGTGATTGGATGCCCAGCGTATCGGTGAACCAGTCCTTGATGGACGAGCCGATGCCCAGCACGCTCTCTTTCAACTCCCCGGCCATCGAGGTGATGCCGCTCACCAGGCCACTGATGAGCAGGCCGCCGAACTCGCTGAACTTACCCGGCAGCTCGAACCCGAAGTAGTTCATCACCCCGGCGAAGGCCCGGTAGAACAAACCCAGCGGCGAGAAGTTGACAAGCAGCTCCAGGACGCCGGAGAGGCCGCCGTCGAAGCCGGCTTTGATCTCGGCCCACAACCCGCCGAAAAACCCTTTGATGGGCGCCCAGTGCTTGTAGATCAGGTACGCGCCGAGGGCGATGCCGGTGACCGCCAGGCCGATCGGGTTCATCAACAAGGCCCGGCCCAACCACAACACCGCCTGGCCGGCGAGTTTCAAGCCGTACAACAGCGTGCCGCCGAGGATCTTGCCCAGGAACAAGCCGCCCCGGGCAACAGCCATGAGCGGCGCGGCAAAAGCCATGAGGGTGCCACGTAATAGCAGGCCGCCGTAGCGGGCAACGGTGAGCATCCCGCCGCCGACCTTGCGCAGGCCGCCGATCAGCGGCGCAAACTTGCCCATCTGCCAGGCGGCGCGTAACAGGGTCCACTTGGCCGACAGTTTCTTTACGGTGGTGTAGATGGAAACGAACGGCGACAGGATCAGATTGGCGCCGTAGGCCACGCCGATAAAGGCCAACTTGGTGGCGAAGAGGCCCGCCACCAGGGTCACGACGCCCTTGACCAGGCCGGGGTTTTCACCGGCCCAGGTCGAGAACCGTTGCACCACGGGAATGACGCTTTTGAGCAGGTCATTGACAGCCGGCAACAGCGCATCGCCCACCGACAGCGCCAGTTCGGTGACGCCGATCTTGAACGCGCCGACCGTGCTTTTGGCCGTGTCCATGCGCTTGGCGAAGTCCTGGCCGATGACGTCCTGGTCGGCGGCTGCAATCGCCTCAGCTTCGATGGCGGCCATCTTGTCCTGGTTAGCCAGCGCTGGGCGCAGAAAGGCCAGGACTTGCTGGTCCCGAAACAGCTCGCCCAGCTTGTAGGCCTCATCCAGGCGCCGCACCGCCATTTCGCGTTCTTCACTGTCCTTTAGGGCCAACGCGTTTCTGTACTTTTCAGCGGCTTCCGGCCCCTTGCTGCCCAGATGAGTCGTAACGATGTTCATCATGGACTTTACCGGAGACAGGCCGGCGGCAGCCCCCGACTTCATGGACGCCTCCAAATCCACCCCCGCGTCCTCGAACGCTTTGAGGGTGTCGGGGGAAGTCAGCTTGGACAGAAAGTTTTTAAAGTTATTGGCCGCCTCGTCGCTGCTGCCGGCGCCCATACGTGCAACCTGCAGGACGGCGGTCAGCTCGGCGACCGCGCTTTTGCCTGTCTGCCCCGCGTTGCCGTAGGATGAGGCCAACGCCGGGAGCCACTTGGCCATGTCCTGCAATTCAAACTGCCCGGCCTTGCCCCCAGCGGCCAACATGTTCATGACGCTCTTATAGTCTTCCCCGCGAATCGCCATGTTATTGCTCAGGGCGATGGTCGTCTTCGCCAAATCCTCCATGCCGGCCTTGGTGGCCGTCGCCACCTCAGCCATGACGGGGGTAAACATTTTCAGTTGCTCAAGGCTGCCCAAGTTACCGGCGACGAGTTCACCGACCCCGATGCCGATATCTGTTTGCGTTTGGTTGGCCCTGATCGCGGTACCACGGATCATCTTGCCCAATTCCGCCTCGGCCGCCGGGCTAAAGTCCGCCGTAATCGAGATATCCCGCAGTTGATCCTGAAAGTCGACGGCCGTGCGCAGGCTTTTCACCACCGGCCCCAGCACCGCCACTGCGGTGCCGCCGGTCTCCACCGCCTGGCCGCGCAGGTCCTTGCGTTCGTCCTTCAGGCGCGCGCCACGGGCAATGCTGGTGTTCAACCGTTCCTGCTTTGTGCCCAATTGATCGATGGTGCGGCCGACCAGGTCATACTGGCGGCGCATGCGCTCGATGCCGCTGCCGCCGCGGGCCAATGACGCCGCCAGGCCGGCGCCAATCTGCTTTTGCTTGGCCGTCAGCCCGTCGGTGGCGCGCCCCAGTTGTGTAACGGTGGACTTGGCCGAGCCGAAGGCTGCACTCAGGGTGCTTGCAACCGTGGCGCCGATTTTTAACCCGACGAGGATTTCATTGGCCATGGGGTGCTCTGCGTGTTGGGGGACGTGCCGCCCAATCGGCGGCCGGGGGGCATGACGTTGGCGGCGCGAAGCGGGAAACCTACTGCCTGTTCAATTGCTCAAGACGGCGGTCCATTTCGCGCCCGCACGCCTCAACCCAAAACAGGTAGTCCTCCATATCAAGTTGGGCTATCTCCGAGGGCTGCATCCGCAGCACCAGCAGCAGCGCCTCGTCCCAGGATTTCAGACAGGTCTCGTCCGTTGGACATTTCCCGCAGCACCTCGCTGGCTGACTTTGAATCAGCAATGTCGAATTCACCGAGGTCCTCCAGCGTCAGTCCAAACATCCTGGCAATGAGCATGTCTTCCAGAACGCCCTCGTCTTTAGTAGCAGCCTGGCAGGCGCTGATGTCTTTGCGCTTCAGGCGCCTGATCGGCAGCGTTTGCAGCAACACGCCGGCGGCGGTTTTGAAGGGGAATTTGAGGGTAAAGCTGAGTTTGTCGGCCATCGTTGATGCTCCAGGTTGATCACTCGGATCGGCGTCTATTGAAGAGCCCTAAGCATCGCGCCGTGGCCCGGCGCGTTCTTTTAATCAAGTTTAAAGAAGAGCCCCGCACGACGGCGGGGCTTGGGTTGTTGTGACGGCGACTCAGGCCTCAAGCCTGCCCAATATTCTGCCGGTATTTCGCCAACTGATCCTGCCCGCCGACCTTGAAAATATTCGCCAGGTAATCCAGCAACACCACCTCTTCGCCGTTGAGAATTTGCCGCACGTAGGTGGCGGAAAACGGCGTTTCAAACTTGCTCGGGTCACGCGGTTTATAGCCGCCGAGGGCGTACTCCTTGAACATCACGGTCATCAGCGTGACCAACGGGATCTCGTCCTGCAGGCCCGCGCTGTTGAACACCTGGACGTTGGAGCGACACTGCAGCTGCACCGTTTTGAGCGGCGTGGCCATCTTTTTCGCGGCGTCGATATAGAGGCTGTTCCAAACGATCTTGCCCTCGAGCTTGTCGATGCCGTCCGGCAATTCGACCAGGCCGACCATGCCCAGCCCCTGAAAGTCACTCATCACGGCTTTGATCGAGCCCAGGTCGATCTCCTCGGCGCGGCCGAAGAAGCTGGCGCCGTCCAGGTAGATCGCCGCGTTGGTGATGCGGTGTGCGCTAAAACCGGCCATTTAGGCTGCTCCCAGGTTGACCAGGTATTCCCCGGTGATTTCAGTCTCAAAGGTGCCGCGCTCAAACGGCAGCGGCACGGTCAGTTTGTAGTTGAACAGCACATGCCCCAGCTCCAGTTCGGTCTGCGGGTTGCGGGCCGAGTCGTACCAGCACTCACCGCCGAGCAACGCCTCATCGCCGATCAGCTTGCGAAAGAACTGGTTGACGCTTTCGGTGATGCTGTCGATCAGGGCGTTGGTGACGGGTCTATCCACGAACGGCAGCGAGCTGTAGCGGATGGACTCGTCGACGATGTCTTTGGTCCGGCGCACATTTTCAAAGTTGCGCATGTGGGTCACGGTCGGCCAGGCCGCCGTGCGGTTGCCCCACAGGCGCAGGCCGGTGCCGAACGAGTTGAAGACGGTAGTAATGCCGTTCTCGTTGAGCAGGTTGACCTCGCTGTTGGGGTCGTCGATTCGTGCGGTCAGGGGGCGTTCCAGGCCGATCACGCCGAGCAGCTCCTGATTGGAACTGCTCCACCAGTAGCCCAGGTCGTAATCCACCTTGGCGCGCAAGCCCGCCGCCCGAATGGACAGCGGTTGCAGGCGTTCGCCGTTGGTGGCGGCGTCGTACACCTTGACGTGCGGGTAGCACAGCCGCACCCGGTCGCTGCTAGTGTTGAAGTTCAACGTGCCGGCAGGCCCGCGCCCGGCGATCACCTGTTGCACGGTGCAGCCAATCGGCGCGTCGATGTAGGTCACGCCGCCTACTTTGATGGCTTCGGCAATCAGCTCCACGCTGACCGCGTTCAGGGAGCTGAAGCGCGGCGCAAGGAAGATCTTCGCGAAAAAGCCCAGTTGGTTGTAGCTGTCCTGGAATGCTTTCAGGCCGGTGCGCAACCCTGCCGCGTTCACCGTGCCGATGATCTCGGCCGGCGTCACTTTGCTCGGGTCGGCGTAGGTATAGTCGGCCTTGACCTTGCCCTTGGCCGGAATCGTTCCCGCCGCTATCCGTGTCACTCGACCGGTGAGCAGGTCCGCCTTGTAATCGGTGTCTGCCGCGTAGGTGGTCTCGCCGTCCTCCGATTTGAGTTCAAGCGTTTGCACCACGCCGTGCCGCAGTGTAAGGGCGTCGTTGTCATCGAATTGACCGGCCTCGGCGGTCAGGCTGGTGCGGTGAACGGCGGGGTCCAAAACGTTGATGATCAGCACGGTACCGGCGCCGAAGTCATAAATACCGTCAAGCGCCTCCGGGATACTGAACCCCGGCAGGTCTGGGCCGAACTGCGCGCCGTCGATTTCATTCAGCGACAGGGTCAGGCTGTTGACCGGCCCCATCGGCGCGGTGCCGACCAGGGCGATAACCGCCGACTTGACCACCCGAATCGCCCGCGGGCCGCGCTCGACCTCGGTGGTTTCGATGCCGTGCAAGTAGTTAGCTGGCATTGGATTTGGCTCCTTTTTTCTCAGCGGGCGGTAGGCTGCCGGCAACGTATGTCACCGGCGTCGCGGCGGTTTGCATGGGGCGCAAATGCTTGAGCGCCAATAACACCACGGTGTAATCGTGTTCGGCGGGCAGCTCCACCGGCTGCCCCGGCAGCAGCTGCACGTCGAGCAATTCGGCGGATGTCCCAACGCGCAGGCACGCGGCGCTTTGAGGGCCGGTGTAGAGGTATCGAGTCAGGTTCACGGGCTTGCCTCAAAGGTGATTGAATCCAGGGGCGCCCCAACGGGGGGCGTCATGCTTTGTAGTTCGGTGGCGCGGACGGAGAAGTCTTGGGCGTACTGCCAAACGCCGCTCATGTGCCCGATGAATTGTTCGGACACCGGGCGGCAGGCCTGGTCGCAGTGCGGCGGGTGCCAGCCGGTCAGGCAGGCGCGGATGCGGTCCAGGTAACCGATGACGCCGTTTCGGCCGTTGAGCTGACGAAACGCCAGGGTCAAACGCAGCACGATATGGCGCGCCTGGAACACCGCGTCGGTGACTTCGGAGCCGCTGAAGGTCGATTTGCCGTAGGCCAGCAAGATGGCGCCGCAGGGGTGGCTGAGGCGGTACTGCGCCGGGTTCTCCGGGAACAGCTCGACCATCAGCTCCCGGTCGAAGACTTCCTTGAGCCGGTCCCGCAGGGCGTCCAGCAGTTGCTCCGTTTGGGTTTTAAGGGCTGCCATCAGTATTTCTCCCAAAGTTCGCTGCCGAACTGCTGTGGGCGCGCCCGTACCCGGATTTCGCCCGGCTCCGGCGCGGCCTGGCCCGAGGGCATGCCCAGGGTGACAACGCCGTCACGGATGCTTTCCAGCAATTTGACGGTGTCCTTGCGGCTGTCCTTCACCGCCTCGGGCAACGCGCCCTCGGGGCGGCGCTGATACAGCCAGTGCCGGGCCAGGTAGATCACCGCATCGCGCAGCACGGTCGGCACCGGGTCGAGCGGCAGGTTGTAGCGCCCGCGCAGGTAGCCATCCACCAACTCCTCAGCCTGACGCACGCCGTCGCCAATGACGTTTTCATTCGGCTGCTCGGCGGCCGGGTCATCATTGGAAAGCTGGATCAACGTTATTTCGGGAATGGCGTTGCCGATGTCGGCGCGGGTGCAGTAGCGCATGGGTCAGCCCGCCTTCATCTCGACCAGGGCCTCGGGGAACAGGCACATGGCCAACGGGTTTGCCTGAGCCTCCAGGTCCCAGCCTTTGCCCAACTTGCGTTCCTCGGCCTTGCTGTAGAACGGCTGGCCCAACGTGTTGACCGTCTCGTTGTAGTTGGCCGGGGCGTTGAACATGCGGAACACGCCGCGGGCCACCGGGAACACCTGGGCGATGTCGGCGGGAATGAAGCGCTGGCCGCTGACCGTGACGTCGTATTCGATGTACTCGATGCCGCCGAAGGTGAAGCCCGAGCGCACATCGCCGCCGAGGCGGTCCTGCGCCTCCTGATAGTTGGCAAACGCGGCTTTGACCTTTTCGTGATCGACCAACGCGTCGAACCAATCCGGCCCGCAAAGGGCACGGAAACCCGTGACCATCACGCCGCCCAACTTGGATTCGGAATACCGTTTGGCGTCGAGGCAGGCCTTGCGCACGTTGGTGTTGGCATTGCTGAGGGCCACCGTGATTTTTTTCTGGCTGACGTCAAACTCTCTGAAGAGATCGGTGAGGACCGTGCCGTCAGCGTCCAGCAACTTGCCGCGCAGTGCGCCCACACGCTGGAATTCACGAGTGGCCTCAATGCTGTTTTTCAGCTCCTGCAGGTTGTCGTTGATCACTGTCGCCACCGGCGCGGTAGCGTCTTCCTGGCCGAACGCGGCGATGCCCTGTAATTGGCTTGGCAGGATCGGCCGGTTCAGCGGCAGGTGCAGGGTTTCAAACGTGCGGCGCTTGCGCTTGGAGCCTTTGATTTGTGCGGCGTCATCATTGCGCGAAGTATTGGGCACCAGGACCAGACGGCCCTCGCGCTCGTCGATGACGACGCTGGTGCTGGTCACGCCTTTTTCATCAAACAGGCCCATGGCGCCGACCTTGCCGGGGATGGCCGGAAGCTTGTTAACGGCGGCGGTCAGGTTGGCGATGCTGAACATATCTTGCAGGTTCATGGGGTACTCCCGATTCAGAGGGCCGCACGGGCGACGATGCCCAGGGCGTTGAGTTCGTCCAGGGCGGCGGTTTTTTGGTCTTCGGTGACGCCAGCCGGCCATGTCAGCTCGGCCAGGGCTACAACGGCGCCGCGCGCGATGACAACGCCGGGCTTATCGCCCGCCGTCGCGTCAACCGGTTCGCCCAGTACGGCGGCGGCCTTTTCGGCCCCGTCGGCCCCGGCTGGGTCGAGTGCCTGGTACTTGCCGGCCACCTTGGCCAGCACCTGCCCAAACGGGTAGGCGGTTCCGGCCAACAGCGTGGCCTTCTCCTTGGTCCAGCCGGGGCGGACCTCGACCAGCAGTAAATCGCCCAAGTCTTTGGGCTGGTTGAACGTGGCCATGGGGCCTCCTATCGTTGTTGGGCGCGGGCTTCAGCGTCGGCCAGCAAGGGGTTGGCGGATTGGTTGGTGGCCTTGCCGGCCCGGGACTTGGTGGCCACCTCGGCGAAGCTGACGCCGCCGGCCAGGTCGCCGAAGATTGCCTTCAGGCCGTCGCTCAACGGTTCGCGGGCGTCCTCTTCGCCGAACTCCAACGGGGTTTCGCTGGAGCCGGCGTAGTCCAGGGCGGCAATCACCACCGGGGCGTGAACCGGCTTCATGCCCGCGGCCACCAGTTTTTCGGCGAACTCGACATTCAAGCCGTGGACCTTTTTTTGGGCCGAGGCGCGGGCGGCCTTGTCCCGCTCGGCGATATCGGCTTTGAGGCGCTTGTTCTCCGCCTCCAGGGCGGCTCTTTCTTGCTCGTTCACGGCGGGTTCCTCGACGGGACGGGTGGGTTCAGCGAAAGCGGTTTGCAGGGGCTGCTCGGGGCGGTGGGCGATTTCGGCGAGGCTGTCGATCACCCAGGGCGGGGACACCTGGTCGGCGGTTTCCTTGTCGAACTTGCCGATCAACCATTCGCGGAAACGGCGCCACATGTCGGAGTTGAGTTCGTGGCCGTAATCGCCGAACTCGATAACGCCGTCTTCGCCGTCGGCCAGCTCGATGGGGCGCAGGCCTTTTACAGCCGGCGGCTGGGCGCCGAGGAAGCCGACGTGGCGCAGGTAATACACGCCGGGCACCGGGTTGTTGGCGGCGTCGGGGTGGTAAAAGGTGGCGGAAATTTTTTTGTAGCGGCCCTTGGCGACCTGCTCGGCGAAGGCGGCGTCGACCTGCTGCGGCTCAGCGATCAGCCCTTGCGCGGTGGCCGTCAGTGATTTGATCCAGCCGGCGGCCGGCGCGTCGTGCTTGGGGTGGCCGATGACCATCGGGGCCTCGTGCAGCGCCGGGTCATAGGCGGCCACCGTGGCGGCCAGGTCGGACTCGCGGAACTCGACACGGGCGCCGCTCATGGCGGTGTGCGTGCCGGGTTTGATGATGTGCAGTGGTTTCATGACTGTGCGCTGCGTGGAGGTGATGCGCACAGACTGGGCGAATGGGTGGCCTGGGGCTTTTAATCGGGTTTAAAGAGTTAGAGTTCTGAACGGTCATACGATGTTCGCGGAATGGTAGGCTGACAACGATCATCGGCTATAACCAAATCTCAAGGATTGAAGGTGGCTAAATTGACTACCCCTCTAAACGATGCCAAAAGCCCGAAAGTTCGGTTTATTAAGGTCGGCGAAATTGTTGGCAAGGTGGGATTAAGCGCGTTACCTGTACCGTCATTCGTTTCCGAAGCGGCAAAGCTGGGATTGGAAAAAATCTTTAGCTACGTGCGCCAGCGAGACGAGCAGCGAATCCTGCAGTTCTATCGGGCATTTCTTTATCGAGACGATCTCCCAGATGCGGCTGTCCTAGATGCGGAAATTGAAGAGAGTAACTTTCATGCGCTGCTGAGCGCCTGTGTCTCGGATATCGAGGAAGAGAAAACTATGCCGTATGCGAACCTAACGCGATCCATCGCATTGGGTCAGGTGGAGCCCGAACTGCGTCGGCACTTCATTCTTTCCCTTAAAGACCTTTCTTGGGAGGAACTGGATCTCTTGAGAAGGATTTACGTGGTCACGAAGTACCCAGTCATTCCGAAGCGAGGAACCGATTTTGATGTGACCCAGTTGCTTGAGTATTCACCTTCAGACATATCAAAAAATCTTGCCGTCACCAGTTTAAAAACCAAAGGGATGCTCGAGGAGGATAGGATCTCTTTCGCTGGGAAGAGCTTTGTTACCGCCTGCTCCGACGGGGATGACCTGGATCCGGCATTTTATGATTATAGAGTTTGGTCCGATTACACGTGTCTGATACTTCAGCTCGTCGATACCAAGGTTGATAACAGTCTGAGCGAAACACTCGCCTCCTCGCTGAGAGCAGGCCGGATCAACTCGTACTCTGTGATGATTGGAGGTGATTACACAGGACGACGGGACGATGCGTTCTCGCGTTTACGGTACAACTGTTGTGCGATTTTGCTCGGCGGAGACCATGAGATAGGTCCTAAACTTCATGATGTGATCTCGGACATTTCAGCTCATTGTCCTATCGTTCAAGTAGTCACAAATGACGCTGTGTCAGAAACACCGCTTCCACAAGTACCCATCGCCCAAATTGGGCAGCCAAATCCTGAGTCTTGGCAGGCACGAACCGTAAGCCTGCTGATTCGCGAGATCAATGACAGCGCAAAAGCTAAAAACGTACCCGGAGTCTCGGCCTAGATACTACTACCAGGCTTTATAAAGCGTTTACAGTGCTTGCAAGGGCAAGCGTTCGACGATCCGTTGCAGACCATATCTCCAAACGCCTCTGGTCGCATTAGAGGCGTGCTGCTTGTTCCAAATGATGCAGCGCTAATTCAAGGATAGCTTCCGTAAGCGTCCAGGCATCCCGTCTTGCGCAATTAAGCCGGCTGCCAACGATGCGGCAACAACTCCCCAATCTCACTCGCCCGCTGCGTCGGCAGGCGAGTAAAAACATCCTTCAGATAGGCATACAC